AGAAGAAGTACACACTTTCCACATAATTTACGTATGTGGATCGATAGTGTTTGCTCCGCACCCGGTTTAAATCGGGACCAATCGTTACTAACTTTTAGTAAGAAGATGATTGGTGACATCAAACGTAAAAATGTTAATTTAACTGAGAATATTCTTTGTCAGTGGTTAACATTCTTTGATGTCTTTTCGGAACTCTTAAGGTCTTATTATCCAAGATTATTGGACTACCTTTGGGTTTCTGAAAGATCACTAATTAACTGGATCTCACAGTTGGTTAGATCATCCGAGAATGAAAGTATAAAAATAATAAAATATTACTATTGTACCCTCACCTCAAGATCTATGTCTTCAACCCATGTTGAACATCTCGATGGTTACCCATCCTGGCTCCCTCTTCCTAAGTATTTTAAAAGTCTCTTCTTTAGAAAAACAAATTCTTCTTTAAAAAAGTTTTTGTATTTTTCTAATTCGTTACTTTACAATAGAAGATGCGCCTTTCCTGTTCCTGATTCTATCATGGATCAAGCATATGATGACTATGAAACAAATTTAACACTGGACATTGGCCATGAGGTCAGTGTCACAAGAGAGGAGATTCTTCCTTGTGTTAATATTGTGTTTCCAGGTTTGACTCTGAATTTAGAGTCGTACTGTCAGCATGCCAATCAATGCCTATCCACATCCAAGACTGAAACACAGTTGTGTTCAGTTCCTCAGATGTTGTTATATGATAATCAGACGCCTTCTCCATATTTTTCTTATGGATTGATACCTGAAAAGGTATATGGGAAAGCAACAATACTGCCTGAGCCTCTCAAGACAAGAAGTATCACAACCGTAAGTCCCAGTGAATATTATGCTGGTAAACCTATTCAAGTTCTTCTTTCAAATTCTATGAAACGTTCTAATGTACTATTATTTGGACGTAATGCAGAGGAGATTGATATTGAAAATCTCCATACCAATTCAGTTAGGTTTTTCTCTCGTAATGAAGAGATCCTAGATTCATTTAGTTTTTGTTCTGGTGATTACAAGAACGCAACTGGCTTTATATCCCCCCATCTTTCCTCATTGATCGATAAAATAATCTTTGAGAAGATGGGAGATATTCCTATTCCTGTAGATTCTGATATACAATATCCAATCTTTCAAAAGATTTGGTCTTATTGTTTGGATGAAAATACAGGTTCCTATAAACGACGATTTTATAAACTTAATTATTGGTTTTTCTTACAAAACCGATCTAGACGAAACATTAACATGTCTGTCATAAGATCTTGTTTATTTTATGGTCGCAGAGTAAAACTCTTAGGAAAGGAAATAAAGCAAACTAATGAACAATTAATGGGTGACATAAAATCATTTCCGA